ACTTTGATAACTTGAATAATTCTTTTCACATATTTTACATCTATAATCCGCTATAACTTTTGACATATTATATTAAATATATATTCATACCTTTATCTAATTTTTGTTAAAAATATATAACTTTTCTTTTGGCGAGAGAGAGAGAGAGATCGATCAAAATTATTTTTCCTAGGAAAAATTCCTTAAAATTATTTTAATAGAATTTTTCTAATTTAAATTCCCCTAATTTTATCGCTTGAAAAACTAATTAAAAATTTATAATTATTTAGATAATTCGGGCATTATTTTATGTTGATATTCCATAATATAAAATTAACAAAAATATATAACATTAAAAAATAATGTTCATACCTTTATTTAATTAATATTATTTTAATCTTATTTAAAAAATTATTATTAATTAATAATAATGCAAAAATTAAGAGATTGTCAAATACAAGCTATTGAAAATTTTAATAAATATTTTTATATAGATAATGATGGTGAAAATGATAGAGGTATTATATCTATGTGTTGTGGTTCAGGTAAAACAAGAACTATGTATGAAATTATAAAATTATGTCATTCATATTATAATAAAAAATTTTTTATTATAGCAACAACTAGAACTAACTTATTATATCAACTAAAGACTGATTACGAGAAATTAAAAGAAAATACAACTTTTAAAATTAAATTAGTTGGTGGTAGTGGAGAAGAATATAAAAAAGACACCTTAGAAACACCAGAACATATCCATGATGTTATTGAAAATAATTTTATTAATAATGTTCCGTTAATTATTATAACTACATATCAATCTAGTTATAAAATCATAGACTCAATAAAAGGTAAAATAAAATTATTACCAGATTTAATTATAATAGATGAGTCGCATAATACAACAGGTGAAAATGAAAAGCAAAATAGAATGTTAATTAAAAAATCTGATGATGATCTGGATAATATATTTACATCTGATAAATATTTATTTATGACTGCAACACCTGTTCAATTGTTATTAAAAAATAGTAATGCACCTTATAATAATGATGAAACAGTATATACTATGAATAATGAAGCACTATATGGTAAAATAATATATGAATATAGTTTTTTTCAAGGAATTAATGATATGAATCCTGTATTAGTACCATTTGAAACAATATATTATACTGCTAAAGATGAAATACCAGAAGATATTAAACAAACAATTATAAGTATGGATAAAATGGATAAACAAAAATTTTATTTTGAAACTATATCGGATTTTTTAATTGAAAATATTAAGAAATATAAATTAAAATATATTTTAGTGTATTTACAAAATAAAGAAAAAGTAAAAATGATGAAAACCGAGATAGAAAATATAATGACAAATCAAAATATAAATTATAATGTTTATACTGTTTTAAGTAACCAATCTAAAACAGAACGTAATAAAAATTTATCAAATTTTAAAAAATATATTGATCATGCGAACATATTATTGTCGGTTGGTATATTTAATGAAGGTACTGATATACCATTTATTGATTCAGTTATGTTTGCAGAAGAACGAAATACAGAATCCACAATTGTTCAAAATATAGGTAGATGTTTAAGGTTAAGTCCAGAAACAGAAAAAAAAAATGCATATATAATTATACCAAATATTGTTTATGAATTTAATACCGATAATACTAACTTATCTATAACAAATACATATTCTTCATGTTATAAAAAAATAAGAGAAGTTATATCGATATTAAAAAAACCATGTAAAAATAAATTTTATAATAAATATGTTAAAGGTGATACTATTAATTGTTCAGATGATGAAGATAATGATAAAATAGATATATCTGATAACTATGTTTTAGAAAATAATATTTGTACTAAAAATGAAAATATAAAATCATATAATATAAATTTATCAAAATATTATGAACAATTATGTACAAATGATTCAATTTCCAATGAATCATTAGAAAATATTAAAAATAAAATGGTCGAATATAAAATACAAACTGTAAATGAATATGGACAAATTTTTATTAATACTCCATATCATATTTTACATAATGAATTCAAAACTGACTGGATTTCGTGGAGCCATATATTAAATGATACTGTTTATTCTTATAATGATGCTAAACAATTTATTAAATCATTAAATATTAAATTTAATGAATCGACTGATTGGATAAAATATTATAATGATATTTTATTTGATGAATTAAATGATAACAGATCAATATGTATAACTAATGATATTTTTAATAATATTATTAAAATTCCAAATAGACCAAAAGAATATTATAAAGGTGAATGGATAGATTGGAATGATTTTTTAAATTTAAATACAGATAATACAAATATTTTATTAATAAATAAAAATGGAAATCCTGAAACTAAAGCTGATAAAAATATACGTACATTTTTAAATACAGATGGAGATAAAGTAATGAAATTTAATAATGGAGAATATAATGATATTAAATTATCAAATGATATCTCACTAATTAAAAATTATATTGATATGTCATTAGGAATTGATTGTTATCTAAATCCTAGAGTTTTAACAAAAAAAAATGGAAATTTTGATAAATTATGTATTAACTGTTATATTAAAAATAAACTAACAATAAAACCATTAATAATAGTATGGCCTGATGATAGAAAATTTATATATGATCCTATAAATTTACATTCAGATAATATTATTGGTGATATAAAAAGAACAAAAGAAAAACATATTGAAAATAATGATGTTATTAAATTATTTCAAGAATTAATAAATGAATGTAAAGATAAAGTTAATAAATCAAATAAATAATTTATTAAAATATATTTATATATAAATCCATATAGAATAATATAATATATATCAATAAAATAAGACTTAAACAATCGTAGAAATGCAATATTGTAAATAATTACATAATAGCCATAAATTCTTTTTATTGGAAAATAATAAATAATTATATGATAATGCCGCAAATGCTTTTATTGGAAAGCAATAAATAATCATATGATAATGCTGTAAATAATTATATTACATTTGATAATTTATGTGGGAAAAATATAAATCATATCATATCAAAGAATTAAAATTAGATTTTGAAAAAGAAAAAATACGACAGTTAGAATTAATTAAAAAAATATTTTTTTAATTAATTCTATTGATTTATTTACACTAAATCTACATTCTCAAGATAAAATAGCAAAGCTATTTTATCGATAGATATTTAATAAAAATCTAAAAGATTTTTATTAAATTCAAATAATATTTTTAACATTTCACTATCTGTTAATATTTCACTTAATTTTTCATCACCAAATTTTATGTAGGTAATATTTCCATATACTTTGATAACTAGAATAATTCTTATTACATATTTTACATACAAATTCACTTAAATCTTTTTCTCATATATAAACTTATTATACTTCATCTATTTATACAATTTCTAAAAAAGTTTAAACTTTTCTTTTGACGAGAGAGATAGAGAGATTAAAAATAATGTAGATACTCGATTTCATTATTTTATGATGTAATACCATCATAATCCTATCGTAAAATAATAATATGCTGGTAAAAAATAGCGCCCTTTTATTCTAGCTTATTTTTTAATACTTTGGTATCGGATTTATTATAAGTTAATAATTTTATTTCATTTATTTTCTCTGTTCGATATTTATCATTATTTAAATCTTCTATAAATTTGGGAAAACGACTATTTACAATCTTCTCTAATATATTGTTATTTTGGATTTTAGTTTGTAATATATCACATTCGCAGATATAATTTTCGATATTTATTAAATGTTTATCAAATAAGTCGCCTAATATATATTCCTTGGACAAATCAGCGGTTTAGCTTCAAATTTCACACCATTAAATACATAACGTTAAAGAAAAAATTAAAATTTTTACGAAGCTTAATTAGCAAAGTTAGTTAATCCATTTGTCATTAAAATGGATTAAATTAATTCTTAGATACTATATCTATGATTTTAAATCATATACATTTCTTTATTCGATAATAAAAAAGTATAATATTTATCTTCAATCTCTCCATTTTGAATTAAATTATATAAAAAATTATATTTATAGTTATAATACTCTTCTAATTTTTTATTATATTCATTACATTATATAATTCTAATTCATTTAATAATATTATATATTTATTATTTTTAAATTCACCAATTGATTCTATTTTATATAATAAATTATTGTTAGTTAATTTCTTAATACACTGTATAATTCATCTTTAATAATATTTAAATTAGTTTTTTCATAAGATTCTAATATATCTATGTATTTCTTGAAATATTTATACTGTTTAATTATATGAATATTATTCTCGAAAATAAATTTTAATAGAATATTTATTATTTTTACAAAAATTATCCTATAAATTCAAATGCATGACCATTATACCTAATAGTCTTCATTATAATTTGTGTATCTTATATTAAACGGTTATGTATATAAAGTACATTTAAATGGTAAAAAAATAAAGTTTTATTTTAATTATTATCTATTAACTATAAGTTATATATAATATCTAATAAAAACAAAAGTAATAAAAATTTATTTTTTTTGTTTTTGTTTCATGGCTCCACCATGAAAGATGACATCATGTAGACGTCATCGAATGCTTGACGCAGGAACCTTCGAAAAGGCCGCCAGATTGTCAGTCTGACTCGCACCACCTACCGCACTATGCAGCGTTACTGCCCTGTTTCTTCAAACAGAGGTTCAGTGGGCTATGAAAAAAGATAAGAAAAACAGATGCTAGACTTTTGAGGCACTTGCAAAATTTTTACAAACCTTCGATAAAACCTTGAGCATTTTCTGATTTTCGTTATCTATATCACATGCATTGCCTTGTTGCTCTCTGATTTTTTTTGTTCTTGCAATCACGGTGTTTCTTTGTGTATTAATCAAATTTAATTGTTCAATAGCTTGAAACACTGAAATAGTACGAGAATCAATCGAGAGATGAATGTCGCGTTCTTGTTCATCAAGATATCTTTCTTCGTTCAAGAGGATAACAAGATCAAGTGTTAAATTGTTATGCCTTGCTTTTAAAAGTGGCGACTTCAAGACAACCTGATTGATTATCAGAGACAGCGCATTCTCTACTTTTGTTGTTTTCATTTTGTAGTGCAAGTAGTTGATCGGCTGCAAACACAGATGTGCCTAGTGTGTAACTAGGCTACGGTAAAAAGTAATAATAGTATAAAATAATTATAGATTAATAATTTCATTTTTTTTATAATGCTATACTTGCAGTTTATTTACAAACATCATATTTTTTTGTAGTGAGAATATATTATATGTTTTTTAAGGATAATTCTTTAGATCTGTGAACTAATTTATCTTTTACAATATAAGATTATAACCATAAAATCTTTTATTAATTTTTAATAATAATTTAACTTCATTATAAAAATATTAATTATTTACTTTTATATTATCAAAAAATGCAATAGCCGCAATACATATAACATCCTGCAATAGCTATTTTACCTATTAATAATTTAATATTAGAATTTTTAATACCTTTGTCAGTTATTTTTCTTTCAATATTAGTTATAATATTATTATTTAAATCATTTCCATTAACTAATAAATGCATTTTATTTTAGTATTTATGGATGTAGCTTTTCCAGCTTTGCAGGAAAAGGTTCTTGTGTAAAAAGTATACCTCCTATATTAAAGATACAAAAGGAAACTCTTGTTAGATCAATAAAACTTAAAAGATCAAGTTGAGAGCATGTTGATGAGTTGTCTGGTAGTTTACTGACTGAGTCAAAATGGCTATAATAATAGGATAAAATAAATTAATAATATTTTTAATATATTTACCCCACTTATTCATTTTAATCTATTCAAATTATTTTTATTAACTAATATCCCTTTGTATATTAAGTAAATTTTAATTACTAATATTAAGTGATAATATTTTTTTTATTTTTATCTATTTGTAAATAATAAAATAACTTTAAAAACAAAATAATAAAAATTTATTTTTTTGTTTTCATGATAGATGTCATAACATAGATGACACTAAATGTTTGACACAGTAACCTTCGAAAAGGTCGCAGGATTGTCAATCCTACTCGCATCACCTACCGGACCATATGGCCTTACTGCTATGTTTCTTCAAACATAGGTTCGGTGAGCTGAAGAAAATACTCGCAAATACTATATGCTATGCTGCACTAGTAGCATGCTATGCTGTACCAGCAGCAATTTTGGTCAAATCTGTTTCGACTGCCATGCGACTGCATACCCATGCAGACACAATTGCAGCGATACCAAAGGTATTGCCACTTGAAACACCACATACATGTCTTCGCGGGCTATCAAACCAGATATAATGCTTATTGCGGTACACGGCATAATAAGCTGTCTCGACTACATATGGATACATTAGCGTTTCCAAAAGAGCAGCATTTTCAGTGCTGCTTGTAGCAGAGATTTCTTCGACATATTTTGGCTTGTTCCAGATACCCAAGATGTGGACTTTCAGTGGAAATGTCACACATTTTTTACTAAGGGCGTATGCAATATCTGGTTTCAACTCAGGAGCATCTTGAATGACTATCAAGTTCTGTTTATTTTTAGCATATTTTATGATTGCCTGAATAGTGTGTTCTATGATGATAGAAACTCTATTGTTATTGATGACTGCTAAATCAATGATTTCAAAGGCAGCAAAGAAAAGCTTCCATATCACATTAAAGGAGATGCAATATGGATTCCCATTAAAGTGGGGATACACTGCATTCACAAGTTTAATATCCATGGCGAAATTGTAAATAAACCATTTGTCTGTTATAATTAGAGTGAGGAGTTGTTCATTATCATTAGGCTCTATTGCTTTTTTGATGTGTTGTAGCAGTGTGGCATATCCATTGTTAGCATGATAACAGAGTTGTTCATCTGTCAAAAGCTCATCAGTGAAAATAGCAGATGTTAAGGTCATAAGTTGTAACATCACAAAATGTGTGTGAAACTGGAAAGACAAATTATTTATAGTACTTTTGATATGGGATTGTCTTTGTGGCGAAAGCTCTCCAAAATCAGATGCTGATATGTTTTGCATCCTTGTACAAAAGGAAACTCTGGTTAGATCAACAAAACGTTAAAGATGATGTTGAGCACGCTGACGAGTTGTTTGATGGTTTGTTGGCTTGAGCCAAAATGGCTACGGTTGAAAGCGAAGCTTTCAAGCTTTGCCCCGCGTAAAACGCGTTGCTATGGTGATAGATTAAAACTATTGGAATAAACAAAAAAATATTTTTTCAATTTTTTATATTTTAGAAATATAGTTATCAGTGATAAAAATGGTGATAAAATAGAAAAACATCTAATAAAGTATATTAATATATTATTAAATATTTATTTTTAAATTTACTATTATCATTCTATATGTAACAGCATATAGAATTCTTTTAAAATATTAAATTTATTGTAAGCAGATGAATTTAAAATACTATTTAAATCAGTTAATTCAATTATAGATAACAACATATAGTTAATTTGTTAATTGTATATCTTTTATTTGATTTATAATATTATATATTTTATTAAATTATTCAATATCTACTTGATATAAAGATTGAATATTACTCCATTTTAATTTATTTATTTTGTCTATTTTATACTTTTTATTATTTAAATTTTCTATAAACTTTGGAAATTATTGATTTACTATTTTATTCTGCAATATGTTACTATCATTTATATAATTGTCAATAGATGAATGCTATGTATTCGCCGTCTATATTATCTAAATGTTTATCAAATAAGTCATCTAAAATCTTTTTTAGGTTTTGCCTCAAATTTCTCCCCATTAAAAACATACCCGATATTATTCTGTGGGGAAAAAAGCTTTGCTTTTTTCCCCATACTATTTAATAAAAATCTTTAATAAAGATTTTTATTAAAGATTTTTATTAAATTCTGTAAATTAGTAATTATTATATTTTTTAATTATGGTCCATAAAAATCATAGATTTTTATGAAGCTTATCTAGCTTTGTTAGTTAAGGTCATTTATCATTAAAGTGAGTTAACTCTTAAGGCAAAATTAACTTTGTTATTTATACCAAATCTACATTCTCAAGATAAAATAGCTTTGCTATTTTATCGATAGATATTTTAACATTTTACTATCTGTTAATTTTTCATCACCAAATTTTACGTTAAATAATCAAAATCTTTTAGATTTTGATTATTTAGCCTTCAAAGCTCTGCTTTGAACGTAGGTAATATTTATATTATTATTAGTTATATTATTAGTTATATTATTAGTTATATTATTAGTTGTATTATTATTTATTAATTGATTGTTGATCTTTTGAAAAGTTTTTGGATGCATTTTATATGATTTCAAAATATTATTTAATTGTTCTTTTAGTAATTGATTTTCTTCAATCAAAGTTAATTGTTTGTTTTTATTACATATATTACAATTATATTTATTTTCTTTACAACCTTTACAATTTCCTTTACATTAAATGTATGAAATTTTACTTTAGAAGCTAACAGGCTTATAATAAAAATATTTAATTTATATTATAAGCGTAATTCCATAGACAATTAAAAGCTTTGGATTTAATCATTAACATATAGCTTTATGTTGACTTTGTATAACTAGTTATCCCCTAATTTAAATTCCTCTAATTTTATCGCTTGAAAAACTAATTAAAAATTTAAAATTAATTACGTAAGATAAAAATACTATGATATAAATTCGCGCCCTTTCTATCCTAAATTTTTGTATTTATTCTAGCTTATTTTTTAAAACTTTTGAATCTGATTTATTATAAGTTAATAATTTTAATTTAATTATATCCAGTAAATAATAATAAAATTAAATAATGCTTATAATTTATAAAATAACTAATGCTAATAAATAAATCAATACTTATATTAATATAATAATATATAGTTAATAATAAATAATGCTTATAATAATAAAATAACTAATGTTAATTATAATTATACTGGTTTTTATTATAAGTTTATGATGATAGCAAAAAGCTTTATTTATGCCATTTTCAATTTCTTTGAGATTGATGATATACTATTTATATATTATTATTTTTTTAATTTCAAGTTGTTTAGTATTCTCTAGAATTATTTGAGGATGTCTAGTATATTCATATTCTATCTTTATATATTATTAAAACTGTTATATTTAATAATCTTAATACAATGAGTATTAATTTTATTAACTTTATAAAAACATTATTAAAAGTTTTATTTTTTTATAGCTTTCATAAAGCTGTTTCAAAAATAGTTTCAGAACTGGTTCGGAAGCAAATTTCATGAGCTAGTCATGCGAGTCATTTTATATCTTTGGATGCGGTGATAGCGATAGTCAGCAACTTTTTTTCTTTATCTATTTGAATTAGAGAATAGGTAGTTGCTTGCAAAATATTTTTAATTTCCTTGAACTTCTTATATTTATCATGGTACTTCTGTTCGACATCCCATAGTTTGCGGTAAAGGGCTCTGGTCTGGTCGCAAATTATTGTTATACCATTATCTACGATTACCAGATTTTGGATTTCATACTCGATCTTGATCATTACCCCTTTTAAAGTGATAAGATCTTTATATAAATGTATCACTGTAGATAACAGACTGTTTTCTTCTGCTGATAATTCTTGGAAACATTGTTCGGTCTTTTTGCAAATGATAGTCAATGCTGCAATAGTAGTCATGAAATTTGACTACTTTGATGTTTAGAGTTGTAAATTGTGGATTGCGAGAACAACCTAGAACTAGACTGAAACACGTGTGAGTTTTAGCTTCTTATAGGAGGGGTACGGTAATAAATTAAATTTTGTAAAAACATTTAATTTATATTTCAATTTTTTTTAGAACAATGTTATTAATTTTACTCCTAATATCAATTATTGGGCAAAACAGCTGCTATATAAAACTATTAAATAAAAGCGTAGCTTTTATTTAATGCTGAATTAGAAAGCTTTGCTTTCCAATTTACCGTATAATTCTTTATAAAATAACTATTTATAAAGAATTATTTATTAATACCATTTAATTTAGCACTAAAAACATTAATTATACTAACTAAATATTTTGTTAATTCTTTCTGCGGAGAATCATCTGATAAATTTAATATTATGATTTTTTCATTAGAACTTTTTTTTATAATTGTATTTATTAAATCAAAACCAAATCTAGCTAATCTATCTTTATATGCTACTATTAATTCATTAATTTCATCATTTAATGCATATTTTATAATTTTATTTAAGCTATATCCAAAATTATTTCATTATTAGGATATTTATTTTTCATATATTCAATTTGATTATCTAAATTGGATTTTTAATTAACTGATGAAATGCGACAATAACAAATATTTCTTTTATTTTTATCTTTTTGTTAAAGTCCATTTATGTCTATATATTTTTTAATATTATAAAAATGTTTATTACCCTTCGAATGAATAGTTTTAATTAAACCATTATTATCCTAATTCCTTAATGTCTGCTAATAGATTCCTAGTATTTTTAAAGCTTCTTTTGGTGATACATAATCATTTTTAATAAAAATATAAATATATATTTTTATTAAAAGAATAATTATAATTTATGATGAAAAAATATAAACCATATCATATCAAAGAATTAAAATTAGATTTTGAAAAAGAAAAAACCAAACAAATTATCGAACAAGAAAAAACTAAACAAATGATTGAAAAAACTAAGCAATTAGAATTAATCAAAAAATTAATATTTTATAAAATTTAAAATAATTTATACACTTAATTTCATTATTTAATGATGATATACATCATGGTATTATCATAAAATAATTACGTAATATAAAAAATCTATGATATAAATTAGCGCCCTTCTATATTTGTTAATAGCAAAAATATAGTTTTTACTGTCATTATTTAAATCACTAATAAATGAATCAATGTTGATATTAACAAAATAAATAATGTTTAAAAAATAATGCTAATATTAAATGAATTATGCTATATTAATAAATGGATTAATGTTAATATTAATATTAACAAAATAAATAATGCTGATATTAATAAATTAATATTACGCAAATATAATTAATTGTTTAGTATAAGA